TCATGATAGTACTCACCAAAACTTGGGTCGGTTTGCTTACTATACCCATTGGTACTGAAGCCCATTTTTTGTAAGATCAGTTGATTTAATTTAAACTGCTGCTCTTTTGTTCCGCCTGTGGTCTTTCCACCCACAAACTTTTCCATCGAGGGGTGAATTATCTTTGTTAAAAAGTTTTGATACTCAGTCTTGATTGAGGAATCTATATTTCTGCCTGCAAGAAGACTGGCCCACTGATATGAAAACCACTCCTCTGCGCGAACCTTGGCAGTCATTCTTTTGTTATTCCAAGCACGATCTACCTGAGCTTTTTGAGCACCGTCAAGCTGACTGTATTTTTGCTCGGGTATTTTTAAAGTGTACTGCGTAAAAGCGTCTTTTTGTGCCTCGGTTCCAATCGAGTCGTATAAACTCATAAGCTGATCATCGCTGATCATAAGCTTACGAGCCAAGTGTCCGGACTCGTGTAAAAACACACCAAGAGGGTCCTTACCTATCTTGTTACGGTTAATGTATATTGCGTATGTGCCGGTCTCCCCATCTTCATGAAAAGACCCCTCCATCTCTTTATCAGAAAAAGGTGTACGATCCGCAACTACTAGCTTGAGGTCCTTCATTGCTTCCGGATTTAAAGCGTACAATCTGCTCATTAGATCAGTAAGCACATTGGTTGCGTTTTCCTGCTCTTCGGCACTTTCGTAATTGCCTTCGTTTATTACATGAGATGCAGCTCCCTCTGCGTCATTAAAAGAGTTAAACTTATTTCTAAAGCCTGCGAGATTTACGATACCAGTCTTTCCTGTTTCGGTATTCTCTACATTCTCGTAATCAAACGGTGTACTAGTTAGATCTAGATTGCGGGTAGACGCTACCTCATATCCGCCCCCAAGAAGACCAGGCCCTAAACCTACGATTCCTTCAGCGACGATTGCATTGTGATCCCAACCTTCACCTGGTTCTTTACTCCATGCCTGCCCAAGAAACTCACCACCCATACCCAGCGCAGCGTCTGTACCAACTTCAAGACCGGCATTACCCGCTCTTTGGAAAGCTGTAAATTTTGGATAGGTCTGCTTTGACCTTTTCCACGCAGCCCCGTCAATTAACTTACCGCCTTTAATTGCGTTACCCCCATGATGCAAAGCAGCAGCAACGCGGCCCCCCATTAAACCCGAAACGGAGTCTAATAATGCAATAGGGAGACCTTTTTTTAACGCCTTTTCTTTTATCGCGTCTCTTGTAATTTCATTATTCCAGGCGGCGGCGAAAACCTTCGGGTTTTTATAGTCGATATTTAACTCCTGCATGCCCTCAAGAATCATACCTGAATATTCAAGAACGAAAGATGCGACACCCCAGTTAGCCCTAGCTGCTAAACTAGCACCGGATACTGCCCCACCTGTAACTGTCACGGGTGCTAGAGGTCCACCGGCTAACCCTGCTGCACCACCTACGGCGGCTGCTCCTGGTATAGTTTTAAAACCTGTTCTTACATACGCAGGTAAAAAGGATGAAAGGGACTCTACGAATAACTCAGGTATCGCTTCTGTATTATCAAAAAGTAGATTGCTTACAGAATCCCAAAAACCTTTGGATTTATACTGCTGAAACTTTTTAGCTGCTGAACTTGTAGGTATTTCACCAAGCTCTTCCGATATCTCAATAAATTTCTCAAAATCTGATTGGTCGGCTGCGTTGGTGAAGAAATCGTATGAGTATTCGCTCATCTCATTCATCTTCAAGCCGCGGCGAAATGCATTCGCGATGCTTTCGGACATCCTGGAAAAGAACCCTTTTTTCTCCGTCTGCTCAACAATCTCATCGGTTAAGCCGAACTCGGCAGCAAGCTGTATAGATTTATCAAAAGCGGCTTTAGAGCTTTCCATAGCGGCCTTATCTGATGCTTTCCTACCGTTAGTAAGCCAGTTTATTTGGGCGTCTTCGTAATTACTGTAACTACCGCGGACCGCCTGCATAACTTTAGCCATGTTTAGCGACTCTTCACCACCTAAGTCATTAAAGGCCTGCTCAATAGGTACACCTTTGTACTCTTTAATCCCCAGCTTTTTCATCTCGTCAATATCGAGCAGATCCACATCTTTTCGAGATAACCCAACGGGGCGTCCGTCCAGCAAACCGTTTTGGGAAAATAATATTCCGCGATCTCTCAATTGACGGTCTCGGGCTACGGTCTCGCGACGGCTCATAAAACCGTCGATGTCTCCGCGCATCGCAGCTTCCAACCTTTTTTGCTGTCTCTGAGTATTACTCTCTATGAAACCTGGGGTTTTTGCTCGCGGATCGGTCTTTTCAAGATTTATGATTTCGCCGGTGTTCATGTCGGCGATCGGAGCTTCAAACTGGAAACCGTTTAATAACTGATCAGTAGCTCTCTTACTTCTAGGCTTTGCGGACCGTGTTTTTAACTTTTGATCCATTTGCTCGCGCATAGGGATCGGGATGCTGGTCAAACTCTCAAATAACTTATACTCTTCCTGCTTGGCTTGGTCGGCTACAGCTCTTCTTCTTTCTTTTTCAGATTTTAAGCGTAAAAACTGGTCGCGAATACCGTTGGGCTGATTCCACCCGACATACTTACCTAGTCTAGCCTTAGCTAGCTTTTTAGATTCAGACTCACCGCCAAAAAAGCTGTCCTCTTCCTGACTTAATTTTAAATCGTTTTGATAGAGAGCGTCTAAACTGGCGGCATACTCATCGTCGCTTTCAAAATCACCAAACTCATCAAACTGTTTGTAGAAAGGTAGAAATTTACTTTCCTTAAACTCGTCGTACAGCTTTTCGTAATGCTTGGCCGATCTTTCGTTCTCTCTTGCAAACTGACTGATCTGACCATGATACTTTTTGGTTTGGTCATACACATCAAGACCTTCATCAAAAGGGTCCTGATAATTTGACTGTGGGGCTTCCTCTATTTCAGGCTGTACATACTGGGGCTGAACGACTGAGCTCTGTTTTCGCTGTATCTGCCCACCAAAGGGTTGATACTGCCTTTGTACCGGCTTACTTAAAAATTGCTCAAATCCTGAGCCTTCACCTTCAGGGCTGTAATCGTTCGCTCCTAAATCAACTTGATCGTCAATCGACATGGCTGATCTGGGTTACCCTAGTTGATCTAGTAAAGACTGTGCTCTGTTTAGTCTTCCGGTCACCCGGTCTATTGAAGGTCCGAGGCCCTCTTCCAAAGGCCCCAGCCCTCTTTTTTTTCGGAATTTATTTAGCTCACTTAGGCGCTGTTCTTGGGGTAGGCTTTGTAAAACTTTCATGCCTTGATCAGCTCCAGGAGTATCGGTCTGTTGATCAGGAATATAACGGTCTAAGTTTTTCTTTTGTGCTTGGTTACTCAGATCATTTTGTCGGGTCTCAAAAAGTTGATTATTTAAGTAAGCTCCTCGAATACCGCCTTGTTTTTCAATATCATGTTTAGTAAAGGTTCTGTCTCCATCGCGGTGGTATTGGAAAGGGTTGTAAGGCTTATCTTTGTTTTTTAATGCGGCTCCGTAATTTCTATAACCAATTAATTTAGGTTTTCCGTTTTCAGTTCCATATACCGGCATCAAGCGGTCAAAGTTTGAATCATCAGCCATTGACTTTGGTTTTGGTGTATTTCTACTGTTCCCTCTATTCTGTTCAAAGCTCCCTGCTGTTTTTGAAGGAGTCTCCCCATACAAATCAAAGGGGTTTACTTGTTTAGTTAGCTCGGTCTCTCTCTGGTTCCATTGTTTTCTGACTGGGTTTTCTGCCCTTGCCTGTTGGTATTGTGCAGCACGATCGGCTATTCTACCGTCCCACTCGGCCCTAGCTTCATCCCTTGTTTGAGCAGGCATAAAACCAACTTCTTTTGATGTTTCCATCTCCATGTCCGCAGGTAGACCGGGTTGGGTCATACCTAATACAGGAACACGGGGGCTAGTATTAAGCTCCATGTCCGCAGGTAGACCGGGTTGGGCTGGGACTACAGTTCCATCAATAATTGGTTGTAAATCTCGGTACTTTGGTTGATTCGCTAGCTGATCTAACACACTAGGCTCTTGATTTTCCGGAGCTATGGGCTGCGTTCCTGCATTTGCCGCGTTGTAGCCTGGAGCAATACCAAAAGTTGGGTCATAAGCCTCGCCGGTAACGCCTGCATTAATCATGTCCGTCTCAGACATAAATCTTGAGGGGATGAACCCTCCAGCTTCTCCTTGGCCGGGAACTATGATGTTATTAGACGCAGGTGCTTCTTGCTTTTGCTTGGGGCTGTAAAATTCAACATAACGCTTACGCATCTCGCGCTTTTCATTTTCTGGCAGTTCAGACCAGAGACGACCATCGGCACGACCAGTGGGGCTGTACTTCTCCCACATCTCGGCTAATACATTTTCTTGATGAGCCCGACTAGCGTTCATACTGTCCTGCTTTTTCTGAGCCGCTATCTCATTTTGAGTTCTGCGAATAGCTTCGGATTTTTCAATTCTAGCCTGCTGGTCATCTTCTCCAAAAGCATCCTGCGAGGTTTTTCTCGCTGCTTTAGCTGCTGCGGCAGTTCCGGATGGCTTCGGGTTAGGATTATCCAAGGTTTGGGCGGGAGCGGGAGCGGGAGCGGGATCTGTGACTGCGGGTTTTACTGCCTCTTTTTGATCTTTCGATCGGTAGTCGGGTTTATACACCTTGCTTTTAGCACGCTCTTGTAGATATTCATCATCGGTAAAAACATCTTTAGGAGTTTCAGACCCCTCAAGTCCGAAATCTAACCCGCTCATTTTTTCTAAATCAAAAAGGCTCGGCTTTGCACCAGGTGCAATTTTTCTAGGCGGGTTGTATGTGGGGTATAAATCGGAATGTAAACTATTCCCTAGAAAATTTTGGGTAGCATTTAAAGCGCTTTCAAAAAAACCTGGGTTGTAATCAATCTCGCCGCCTTCTGGTATACGCCCTGGAAAGAGTTCATACACAGAATTAGCACCCTGTTCTTCAGCGTATGCTTGTAAAGCTTTACGCGCTACCTCGGGATTTTCTTTTAACCAGCGAGAAGCTATAAAGGCATCCATCTTACCATCGCGAAGAACTTTTTCGTAATCCATAGCAAAAGAGTAGATATACAGAATTACGGTCTCAACCGCTTGTGATTCTTCTTAAGCGATGAAAGAGGTACCCGCATGAAGCCATCCGGGCATAAAAGGCTCGGGTTTTTATGAAGCATGCGGTTTGTAATCTTCTTCTTTTTCGGGAGCTGATACTTACTAGCCTGATCAATATTGTAGATAGCGATGGCGGCAGCCAAAACATGATCATCGTGATGGCCCGGGGCCGCTTCCGGCTTACCGCGGTCATTTATGATGAAAGTCTTGAGCTCTTTTAATACATCAATATCAGGAATATCAAAGTTTTCATCGATCAATTCAGATGCCATATGATCAATGATGGTCTTTCGGGTAATTTTATCGGTAGACCAACCAAAGCTTTTTTCAACCATACCCATGGAATCATTATATTTTCTTCGGCGATACACGCTTAACCCCATCTCCAGCAAATATTTTAACAACGCCAAACCGGAATTATTAACCTCAGGAACCACGAAGGCGTTTCCATACCAGCGAGCCGCTCCCTCAACCTCATGAGCAAGGATTCCTATATCCAATCTACTATGATGTAATGCCACCAAGCGAGGAACATGCCAGTCACCATGCCAGTCTTCAAAGGGTGCCTTCCATACTTGCACAGAGTGAAAATCTGGATCCGCCGCTAAACCCTGCATTTGCTGATCCTCGCCCGTACATGTATCAACCGAGATAATATATCGGGAATCATACTCTGGTTCCTCATAAACTTTCCACATACCACCCTTGTCAGGTGTAAAACTGCCCGATCTTCCATCATTCTGGACGCTCATGGTACCAGTTTTAAATTTTATCTTTTCCGCAGCCTTCATCATGTTTTCCACATTCGCCACATGAAAACGCGGGCGGGAGGACATTAAGAAACACTCATCAGGATCACTCGGGTATTCCTGACGGAATTTGCTGATATCACCATTACATTTGTCCTGAAGAACACGGCGACGCCAATGAAGTTGTTCATAATTTACCCCGAACCGCTCCATTTCCGACTTCTCATCCTCGGTCATCGTGTCGATAAAACCCTGTTTCATCGACTCGTTTTCAAAAGGTGTCGATGAATCATCAAATTCATACCATGCCGCAAAGATCTTAGCCCATTCATTGTCCTGAACCCAGGTACGATAGAACCAGCCGTTTGGACCGTTCGGGGTGGAATCAGCCACAACCAAGGATATATTATCCCCGTCATATAATGATTGAAGATATCCCAAAGCAGGATCCCGCTCACCCTGCATAGGCCAAAATGCAACCTCTGTCATATTGCCAACCTGGATGGTACCGGATCGACCCGCATTTTTGGAACCCGCGGTTTCCTTTCCGTAATTACTACGGCTTTTTAATTTGATCAAATCCGCAAGGCTGCCACCCTCGGCCAAAGACCCTCCGCTTTCGTCCCATGGAAAAAGGTCGTATTCCGCATATCGGCGGTAAATTTCAAAAACCTTATCACTGGTGCCACTAATGTCACCCATCAGACTACCACTCAAATTCTCATGCTTGCGCATATGGTGATATGTCAAAGCCTGTGCACATGTACTCGCTCCCTTTTGACGGGGCTTAAGGATGATCATTTTACACGGCCTGTCCTCGATCTGACATTTCCGGTAATGGGCGAACATCCGCTTTTGAAGCGTGTTAGGCACGGGCTTTATATCCCTGCCCCGCTTGTCCTTGATTACGCCAAAAGTGCTAAACCAGACTTCGGGATCTATACGGATTAAATCTTGAAGTTGCTCGGAGCTTTCCATTAGCACTTCCAGCGACGGCGGGCGGCTTTACCTCTCTCGCCAGTCCAGCTTTTGGACCGGGCACAAAATGCTTTGCGTCGCTTAGCCGCTTTACTACCAGGTTTTACCTTACCCGTGACAGCAGTCTTAAGCTTGGATCCGGGGTTAGCCTTGCGATATGCCGCTACACCCTTCTTTGTCATACCAGCACCAGCCTTGACAGTTCTGTAGTTAGCCCCTTTTCCCTTCGTGGTCTTTCGGATAGGTTTACTCGGTTTTCTTTTTGCAGGCATTATTTCTTACCTCTCTTTCGGATTGATGATGTTCGTTTTCCCATACCTACCCTCTTCTTCTCCGCTACAACGGCAGCCTTACGCTTGCCGACGCCTTTCCAGGTGACCGGAGTCTTTTTTGAAACTTTTTTGCTCGGACGACACTTCTTTACTCCCTTGTTTTTTGACGATCCACACGGGTTCCCTTTTTCGTCCTTCCACTTTTCTTTGAACCAACGCTTTAATGCCGCGCCCTTAGCTGTCTTTCGAACCGCCATCTTTACTTCTTTCTTCCAGCACCTTTCTTTCGACACTTGGCAATAGCACCACTCGCATATGCACTTGGGAATACCTTGTAGCTTGCTTTTACTTTTTGATAACAAGCGTCTTTCTTGGTCTTTGTAGAACTAGACTTTTTGGCGGGTTTCTTTTTTCTTGCTGGCATGATTTAGCTTGTTTGCGATTATTCGACGGATCCGAAGCGATTCGTCCGAATTTATAAATTTTATGTGCTCCAGGCTGTGCATCACTCGTCCTCCTCCTCCTCCTCCATCTCGAAGTCAGCTTCAAACTCTACATCCGTAGTGCAAAATCTATCGGTTACAGCCAATGCAATCTCAGCCATTTCATGATCTTCAAGGTCAGACTCCTCCCACCACCGGACAAATACCGATGCTAATTCTCGTTCGAACTTTTGCGAGGGTCCAAGGTCTTTAGTCATAATGATCCGCCTTTCAGGTTTGCGGCGGGAGATACACCTGTTCCAGGTTTAGTGCTGTAAAAGATGTGGTCTTTATACTGTCCTAGCTTTCTTATTTTTGGGCTTTTGGACCATGACGGGGATACTTTATCGGTGTGATAATGGTCTGCGTCCTTAAATTTATTCAAATGTTCTGGCAGGTCTTCGTCTGCAACTTCGTAAGCCTGTAAAAACTGAGAATCGTTGGAATCTAAACTCAAAGACTCCATATAGGGCCGATTAGAGTCGTCTTTATTCCATGCACTGAACTGTTTTGGCTGCCGAGTGACTTCTTCGATGGTTCCCGGCCACTTTTTGTCGGCCGCTCGATTCTTTATGGTCTGCATAATCAGACGCATACCGTCTAAACCCTGGTTTCTGCCCTCGCCTGCCGCGGTTCTGCTAAGTTCTAACCGTTCTTCATCTACTAGCTTGTCTAAAGTCTGGGTTTCTAGCGGATTTACATCGTCTTCGTTGTAAACATCAACAACTCGACGCGGTTCAGAGGTCACAAAATACTCTTCATACCGCTTATCCATCGTTTTCGATCTCCATCGGCACTTCTTTTACCGATTCAGCGTAAACATCGATAATTTCGTTCAAATCCATGCCTGAAGTACGAAATCTAGCCATGATATCAGCAGGAGTTGCGGCTTTTGAGGCTTCGTTATTGACCGTAATCTCCGCTCTAGTGGCGGGTTTACCGAAACCGTACTCCAACATAAGCTTTGCGGCTGCAATACGGACGGTATGGCAAGGGGTTTCGGCATACTCCACACCTCTTTCTCCATCTGCACGGTTTCTTCGGACGGTTTGATTGGCTTTTAACCCTTCTCGAAGTGCATTCATGGCCATTTCAAAATCATCATCATGGATGAATTTATGAACATCTTCTCTTAATCGTGTGATTTGCTTATTACCCATGTCGTAAAGGAGTCCTCATTGATATACAGAGTACAATTTTGGTACCCCCCTTACCACCGGTTGGGGGGTGCCTGATCCAAGTTACATGAGCTATTCGATTGCTCCTCATATTCTCAATATTTGAGATACAAGACAGTCTACCCCTCATTTTTGATGAACAAAAGGCTTTGAGAGTCGCTTTCCAAAAAGACACTTTTTTATTTCTGCGATCACCGGTTGGGGGTGTCAGAAAACAGCAGCGGAAGACGATTATTTGCTAGATATACCAGGCTAAATCTATGTTCTAGCAGCTAAAAACTTAAATTTAAACAATCTTGCTGTGTTTTGCCTGATATATCGAGCCCCCCAAGGATCCTTTTTTATTTCTGTGATTGATAGGCGATTGCGAGTGGTAGTGATAGTGGTACCCGGGCGGAGGTGGGGGGTAGCCCCACTGTAGGCTGTGTGCCGGTGTCAATAGCGGTCACAATCGCAAGGTTAGTTGCAAAGCAGTCACATCGTGATGGGGCTGGTGTAGCAAGTAGCCTAGAGTCAACGACTTAGGGGCGGTGACACACTAGATTCCGAATCTGGTTACTGATCAGGAGATTAAGCGGGCCGAAATGGAACATTTCGCGTCCCTTGATCCCTGAGAAGCATCAGATGGAATTTTGTGTGGCAGTGGCCTTAAGTCAACGGTTTGACTCGGAGCAAAAAAAGGGCCACAGGCGCAAGCCTGTGACCCTGGGATGATCAACTTGTTGATTATCTTTTTGCGATTTTGGAAAGATTGGCGTAGCCACTCTTTTCAATGAAGGAGGCGATGAATTCGTCACCTTCTTCGAGGCCTGCTTTTGTAAGCTTGTCGTCAAAAGCACGGCTGAGTTTATCTCCATTCTTGGTCTTGACCGAGATGGAGTGGGCGGGGATGCTGACACTTGTGTCAGCTTCGCCGACTATACCGTAGTGAATTAAGTTATCGTTGAGGTCGGAGACTGAGAGGATACTTGATTCGCCTACGCTGAAGACTTCGAAGGATGAGAGGTCTTTTTTACTTACTATATGTGAATTAGCCATAATTTATATATTTTTTGTAGTTAGTGTTTGAGTGAAAGAATTTCATTCAATACGCCTCATGTAATGAGGAAATGAACTAACTTTAGAAGAGAGAGGCTTTAATGAT